TGGAAACTAACTGACACTTACGATGAAGATGGTGAGTTAATACCAGCTACACACCCTGAAGGTTGGGAAGACAATGTGGTAGATATAGACAGCGAAGGCGTACATAGCTTCTTTGGTGTTAGTTACTTAGAAAACAAGTTATAGTAATTTAAAGTTAAATAGTGTAACTATATTACTATAAATTAATTAAATTAAATCAAATGGCAAAAATCACAGATGAACAACTTAAAAAAGTTGTAGAACAACAAGAAGAACTTACGTCAGTCTTAAGTCAAATAGGCGTATTAGAATCTCAGAAACACAGCTTGTTACATAAAATAGCTGATGTAAATAAAGAAATAGAAGAGTATAAATCTAAGTTAGAAGAGCAATATGGTTCAATATCAATTGATCTTAAAACAGGTGAGTATACTGAAATAGAGAAAACAGAAGAGTAGTGGATTCAGTTATAAGAAAAATCAGTATAGGTTCTGATTATAAAAACGACGCTATGCATTACTCTATTGGCCAGCAAGTTTATGGTGGTCACGAGATAGCATATATTTTATTCGATGAAGCTGATGGCTCTTATAATATCCATATCAAGAAAAGCAACGAAGTACTGCCGTGGAAGAAGTTTAATTCTAACATGGCTGTATCTGTTGAGTATGATTTAGAGTATTAATGAAGAGCCTGTATGACTTTATCGTTAAACCGATAGGAGATAAATACAACAACACAGTTAAAATAGGTGGCAAAGATGTTTTTGTAAATACAAAAATAGAAAACTGGAAATTTGTAAACCGATTAGCTGAGGTTGTAGAAACACCACTAGCATTTAAATCACCTATAAAAAAAGGTGACATAGTGGTTATACATCAAAACGTGTTTAGAACGTTTTATGATATGAAGGGTGAAAAGAAAAAAAGCAGATCATATTTCCAAGATGATTTGTATTTTTGTAGCTTAGATCAAGTTTACTTGTATAAAAACAATACAGGTTGGAATGCTCTAGGAGACAGATGCTTTATAACACCTATAAAAAGTAAAGACACTTTAACGTTAAATAAAGAGCAAAGCCTTGTTGGTATACTTAAATACAGTAATAAGTCGTTAGAAGCTCTTGAAATAAACCCAGGAGACCTTGTAGGCTACAAGCCTAACGGTGAGTGGGAATTTTTAGTTGAAGGCAAGAGACTTTATTGTATGAAATCTAATGATATTGTAATTAAGTATGAATACCAAGGAGACGAAGAAGAATATAATCCAAGCTGGGCAGAAAGCAGTGGAAGAGTTGATAAAGGTAGCTAAAGAAGCTATTGTTGACTCTGACGATGATATATCTGCTGACAGACTTAAAAACGCTGCGGCTACTAAGAAGCTAGCTATATTCGATGCTTTTGAAATACTAAACCGTATTGAAGAAGAAGAAAATCTTTTAAATGACAAACCTAAAGAAGTTAAAGAAGAAAGAGCTTTTAAAGGGTTTGCGGAAGGGAGATCTAAGTAATGTACGAACAAACGTTATATAAGGTATTAAAAGACCATATAAAACCAAAAGTTGTATCACGTATGAATCGCTATAAAAAGTGGGAGTATGGATATAATAGTGAGCACGACGTTGTTGTTATCAGTAAAACTGGTCAAATAGGTGAGGTATACGAAATACAAAACCTAAAAATAGCTTTACCTAAAGCTGACAACGTTCACACGTTTAAAACTAATAAATGGGAGTACACTGAGTATCCTAAAGAATTAAAAAAAATAAAGTCTGTATTTGATTGGGAGGAATACCCACTAGACTTTAAAGAAAAATGGTATGATTACATCGATAATGAATTTAATAAAAGAGAAAGAGGCTTTTGGTTCTATAATAAGGACTTGGCTACTTACATCACTGGTACTCATTTTATGTACTTGCAGTGGTCCAAGATTGACGTTGGGCAGCCAGACTTTAGGGAGTCAAACAGATTATTCTTTATATTCTGGGAAGCTTGTAAAGCCGACAAACGGTGTTATGGAATGTGCTATCTCAAGAATAGACGTTCAGGCTTTTCTTTTATGGCATCCGGAGAGACAGTCAACATGGCCTCAATATCAACCGACTCACGGTTTGGGATATTGTCCAAATCTGGGCCAGATGCAAAGAAGATGTTCACAGATAAAGTTGTACCAATATCGGTCAATTACCCGTTCTTCTTCAAACCGATCCAGGACGGTATGGACAGGCCGAAGACAGAGCTCGCCTATAGAGTCCCTGCAAGTAAGTTCACGCGTAAGAAACTCGAATCTAACGAGGCGCTCAGAGAACTTGACGGTCTCGACACAACGATCGACTGGAAAAACACGGGAGACAACTCGTACGATGGTGAAAAACTAAAGCTACTTGTACACGATGAAAGTGGTAAGTGGGAAAAACCTAATAATATATTAAATAACTGGAGAGTTACAAAAACCTGTTTAAGACTAGGTTCTAGAATTATAGGTAAATGTATGATGGGCTCAACAAGTAATGCTCTTGATAAAGGTGGTGGTAACTTTAAAAAACTATACAACAACTCAGATGTTACACAAAGAAACGCCAACGGACAGACTCGTAGCGGATTATATAGCTTGTTCATACCTATGGAATGGAACTACGAAGGATACATTGACTCTTATGGCCTACCTGTGTTCAACACCCCAAAGAAACCGATTGAAGGACCTCAAGGTGAAATCATCGATTTAGGTGTGATAGAATACTGGGATAACGAAGTAGAAGGACTTAAGCAAGATCAAGATGCTTTAAATGAATTTTACAGACAGTTTCCACGTACAACTAAACACGCTTTCAGAGATGAATCTAAAGAATCTTTATTTAATTTAGCTAAAATATATGAGCAAATAGATTTCAATGAAGATTTAAAAAATTCTATAAACGTAACAAAAGGTAGTTTTCAATGGGAGAACGCGGAGCAAGATACAAAAGTAATATTTGTTCCAAATAAAAACGGTAGATTTAATATAACTTGGGTACCAAATGCTGGTATTCAAAATAGAAGATATAGAAAAAATGGTACTAACTACCCTGGTAATGAGCATATAGGTGCATTTGGATGTGACCCTTATGATATATCAGGTACTGTAGATAGAAGAGGATCCAACGGATCTTTACACGGGCTTACTAAGTTTTCAATGGAAGAAGCACCACCAAATCATTTTTTCTTAGAATATATTGCTAGACCACAAACAGCTGAGATATTTTTTGAAGACGTGCTTATGGCTTGCGTATTTTACGGTATGCCTATATTAGTTGAAAACAATAAACCAAGACTGTTATATTATTTTAAACGCAGAGGCTATAGAGGTTTTGCAATGAATAGACCAGATAGAAAATATAGTAAATTATCTGTAACAGAAAGAGAAATAGGTGGTATACCTAACTCTAGTGAAGATATAAAACAAGCACACGCTTCAGCTATAGAGACTTACATAGAGCATTTCGTAGGAATAAAAGAAACAGGCTACGGTGATATGTATTTCCAAAGAACATTAGAAGACTGGGCTAGATTTAATATAAATAACAGAACATCCCACGATGCTTCTATTAGTTCTGGTTTAGCTCTAATGGCTTGTAATAAACATAGATATTCACCGGTAAATAAAATTAAAACACAACCTGTTGACCTAGGTATTAAACGATACGATAACAAAGGTTATACATCAAAAATCATAAATTAATGAGTATATACACTAACACCAATAGCGCTTTTCCAAGTCAAGTAGTTAGCGATGCTGAAAAAGCTAGCTTGGAGTATGGCAGTCAAGTTGCTATGGCTATTGAATACGAGTGGTTCCGATCAGGTAGAACTAACGGTAATAGATACTTAACTAATTGGAATAACTTCCACGAGCTAAGGTTGTATGCTAGAGGTGAACAGTCGATACAAAAATATAAAGATGAATTATCTATTAATGGTGATTTATCTTACTTGAATTTAGACTGGAAGCCAGTACCTATATTATCTAAGTTTGTAGACATCGTAGTTAATGGTATATCACAAAAAACTTATGATGTTAAAGCTTATGCTCAAGATCCTGAGTCTGTTAAGAAAAGAACTAACTACGCCTCTAAAATATACGAGGATATGTTGTCTAAAGAAT